CGTCGTGTTGGCTGGCCATGTCGTTATCTCCTTGTGCGGGTCGCGCCCGCCGGATCGGTGATGACCACCGGGTTGCTGGCAGGTGCGGCCGTAGATCCAACGGCGTTGGTGGCGGTTACGACGCATGTGGCCGTCTTGCCGACATCGGCGGCCTGCACTGCGTAGTCGGCCGCCGTGCCCGCCGCTGCCCCGTCCACCGTCCAGGCGTAGGCGTAGCTGGTCGGCGTCTGCTGCCAGTTGCCCATGGTGCAGTTGAGCGCCGCGCCCGACTGCGAGGCATACGGCACGTCCACGTTGACGGGTGCGGACGTGGGCGGTGCGCCGGGGATGTCGGCGAGGTCGGTGATGATCCCGGCGGCCAGGCTGGACATGCGGGTGGCGCGGCCCTTGATCGGCCCATCGGCGGAGCGGACTGCGCCCGCTGGATCTGGCGCGGTAGGCGGGCCGGTAGGCGCCGCAGGGTCATATCCCAGCGCGACCAGGTGCGCGTCCCTGGCCGCCGTGTTCTCCTCGATCGAGCTGCCAGCGCCGCCGCGCGCCCCGATCGAACCCGCGCCGTTGAAGTCCAAGATCACCTGGGCGCCAACGGACAGCGCCGCCATTTCCGCCAGCTCTTCCGGCGTTCGTGGGGCGATGATGGTCGCTGCGGCCGGTTCGGGCGACGCCCTGGGTTGGGTTGCCATTCACGATGCTCCGTTGGTTAGAGGAGGCGTCCTAGCCTGCGCGCGAAGTCGATTGGGTCGGCGGCGCTTTTGCGAATGTTGCAAGGGCCGCAAGCCAACTGAAGGTTAGTGATCCAGTTTGAGCCGCCCTTGCTCAACGGCTGAATGTGATCGACGTGATAGCCCGGCTTCAGCGACACGCGGCAATAGGCGCACTTGCCGTTCTGCTGGTGATAGAGCGCCCAGATTTCCTCTCTGGTGTGGCTCCCATCAGCACCGCGAAGGGACGCCTGATAGTTCTGGGTCCGCGCACGTTGGCCAGCCTTTCCCTTGTCAGATGCAAGATATTTGGCGATGCGCGCCTTGTATGCTTCCGGATCGCGCAGGCGGGCTTCGCGCTCGGCTGCGTTTACCTTGTCCCGGTTCGCGGCCTTCCAGGCATCCCCATCAGCCCGGCTGGCCTTTGCATAGGCCCTGGCTTCAGCCCGAACCTGATCCCGGTGGGCATCCTTCCACGCCTTCGTCCGCGCGTTGCGGGCGACGCGTTGCTCTGGCGTCTCGGAGTAATAGAGCGCGGCGATGCTGATGGCGTTGCACGCGATGCACCCGCCATTGGCGGACGTACGTTCGCTCAGATGCCCATGCTTGCAGGGTTTGCCTGTGAAGAACCGTGTTAGGCCGGCGGCTTTGGCCTGGGCGCGCGTGATTACCCGACCGCTATACGGTATGTAGGGAACAGCCATCGATGTGGTCGCCTCATGTCGGTGGTTAGAGGCCGGCGGGGTGTTACAAGCACCCCACGGCCTCGCTTCAGTATAGCACTGAATGCCGAACATCGGCTACCGCGCTTTTCGTTTCGTATCGTTAAGCATCGGCCACCGCGGTTGTAAATATCGAAACAACACCAGCGTCTACCGGTTTCGTCGTATCTACTGTGGGGTCCGTGCCGAATCTCAATTTTCCGATTCCTCTCATTTCCTGGATCCCGACACCATGCATATAGCCGTAATCCCTTGTATTTGTTGTACTTTTCGTCCGCTGCGCCCATGCGATGCCCAGCGCCTGCGCGCCGCAGAGTGCCGACATGGCCACATCCGTCGTGCCGCCCGCGCCGGCGCCGGTAATGATCGGCATCTCGGGCACCTCGCGGATGATTATCCCGTTCCACAACAGGTCGCCGGCGGTGAACAGCGGGTTATCCCGGCCGCGCTCCCAAGCGTATTGCAGGCTGTTGATGATGACCGGGTCCTGCGTGAAATCGCGGAAGACCAGGGATGGCATGAAACATACGAACCATTCCTCGTCGTCGTTGACGGAGATCGGCCGGATGCGCGGGTTGGCGGTGCGGGCGATGCGTTTGGCAAGGGAGAGGATGGCGGCGCTCATTTTGTCGGTGGGCGCATCGAGCGTCGTCAATGCCGTTGCCATCACGTTGGATACGGCGTTCGCCTTGGTGACGCCGAACAACACGCGGTCGGCGTTGTTGGTGAGCCATGTGTTGCGCTGCGCCGCGCTGGCGGTGCTGTAGGGGATCTGGACCGAGCCGTCCGCCGTCATCGCTTCCAGGCTGGTGATGATATCGGCGCGGATCTTTTCGAGCGACCAGTTCTGGAGCGCATCGCGGGCGGCGTCGCGCAGGGCAATGACGGACTTCTGCTCATCCCAGTCGCTGACGGCGACGGCGTGGCGGATGGCCGAGACGACCAGGTTCAGCGAGCGCGCGTTGAGGATTTCTTCGTTGCCCTCAAGCACCGCGTTGCCGGTGACGCCAGCGCCTACCAGGCGGCGGACGGTCGGGAAGACCACGGTATCGCCCGCCTTGCGGGTCAGATCCTCACGGACCTGAATCATGCTGCCCATGGCCGTGCCCATGTAGCGAGCGAACTGGTTTTTCCTTACATATTCCGTGAAATAATCGGAGTCCCAGATAAGCGGGGTCAGCCCCGGACGTGCCGGGGTTAGATTCATGTCTGCCATTGGTTGGCGGTCCTGCGGACTGAGGGGGGGTACGCGGCGGGTGTCCCCGGCGGCGGGACCTGATCAGCCCGACGTACGCCCGATTAACCTCGGCGGCAGGTTCACACGGTTATCGCCTGGTGAGCGGCGCGGCCCCGGCGGCAGGCCCGTTATCAGCCCGAACGGACGCCCGTTTGACCCCGGCGGCGGGTTCGTCAGAGGGAGACGATTTAACGCCCGATGATGGAATCCCCGGCGGCGGGACGGTCTGCCTCTGGACGAGACGCGCGATATCATTAGCGTCGGTCAGGGCCAGACGCAACATTCTTTCGCGCTGGACGGGTGTTTCCGGCCATTTCTGGCCGCTGCGGGCGGCGTAGAGGATAGCGGTGGCGATGGTCAGCGTGTCCGCGTTCACCGCCGCTTCGGTTCCCGCCGGAAGATATCATCTAAAGCGGGTGGCCCGCTGAAGGCGCCGGAACTGCGCGGTGCGGCCGAGCGTGTCGTTGCCAGCGATGGCGGCAGCCCGGCGGCGGGGGAGACGGGAGCGGCGCCGTTGCCCTGTTCGGCCTCCCACTTGGCGCGCTCTTCGGCGGCGATCTTGGCGCGGAATGCGGCCGGGTCGTCTCCCAGCTCGCGCGTCAGCCGCAGCTTCTCGATCTCCTTCATAAGCCATCCGTAGGGGTGCCGCTGTGCGTGCAGCTTGCTGTAAAGTTCCGGTTGCTGTGCGGCCACGGCCTGGAACTCAGCCACCGCCGCCTCGAACGCCTCGGGCGGGTGCTTTTCCCTCTCCAGCATTTCGCTCAGGTTCAGCCGGTCATTGAGCAGCACGGATTGCAGCCGGTTGTGATAGCCGACCGGATCGCGGACGGGATCGAGCGGTTCGGGCGGCGGTTGATACTGGGGCGCCTGCTGGGGCGGTGCGGCGGACTGCTTCTTGAACGCCTCGACCTGCTCGCGGAGTATCCGCGCCTCGGTCTGTGCCTCGACGGTCTTGGTTTTCCAGTCGGTGCGCGCCTTGTGGAAGGTGCTGGCCGGGATCATGCCGCCGTCGTGGCCGATGTCCTCGTCCGGGTCGGGTGCGGGCGGTGCGGGCTCGGCCTTGGCCGGTTCTGTCCGGTTCTGTCCGGTTGTGTCGGGCGCCTCGGGCTTTGCCGTGTCAGGCTTGGCGGCGGGCGCCGGTGCGGGCGCTGTGTCCGTCGGTGCCGCGGGCTGCTTGCCGGTGTCGAGGAAAGCGTCCAGTTCGCTCATTGGGTGTTGCTCCTATTCATACCAGCCCCCCGCCCTCGCGGCCGTGGTAGTTGGCCTGGTCAGCGTTGATCGCCTGTTGCAGTTGCTGGGCCGGGGTCAGTTGCTGCGGCTGCGCCTGGCCGCCGTAGAGCTGCGCGAGCGCCTTCATGAGGTCGTCGTTGCTCATGGCCCCGGCGGGCATTGCCAGCGTCGGGCCGCCCGTGCCGGATTGCATTGGCGGCGCTCCCCAGACGTTCGGGTCTGGCCGTATGCCCATCTGTGCCGGCTGCACGTTCATCGGCGCTCCCCATGCGTCGGTCGGCGTGGCCGTGGTCAGCGCATTCGGCAGCGCGGGCGACAGCATCGAGGACGGCGATTGCGTGCCCCCCCACGGTATGTCGGTCATCAACTGGTTACGAACGATGTAGCCGCTCATGACGCGTTGCTCCTATGTGTCCCCCCGGCCCCGGAACGTGTCCAGCCGGGCCGGGAGGCGGCAGCGGTGTGCCGGTGGCGGTCAAGGATCGCCGATAAGACCGCGCCGCCAGCCGGGCCTCTGCCGTTCATGGCCCAGGTGCCGCCGGGCCTTGCGGCTGCTGCGCCTGCAAGCCTTGCAGCATGACCTTGGAGACGCGCTCGACCGCCGAGTGCCGCAGATCGTTGGCCCGCGCCTCGTCAACCGCCGCCTTGGCATGCCGGCCCCGGATGTCGGCCACGTCCATTGCCGCCTGGACCTCGGGTGGCACCACAGTGCCAGGTGCGCTCGGGGCATCCGGCGGCGCGTTCATTTCGTTGAACCCTTGGTGCATCTCCGCGATGTGGTGAATGGACGCGTGCTGGCGCTCGGCTGCCAGCGCCATGTCGGCGGCGGCCTTGCCGCGTTTCACGTCCAGATCGGCCTTCTGCTGCGCCATGATCACCGGCTTCATGGCCTCCTGTTGCTGCTGCTGCTCGGCCGCATGCTGCTTCATGCGCTCCAGCAGCTTGTCCTTGTCGTGCAACGAACTGGCGGCGATGAGCACGTCGGCCGGAATCAGCCCCGGTTGCGTGCTGGCCAGTTGCAGCAGCACCTGGAACTGCTCGTTCTGCAGGCTAGGCACATCCAAACCCGCCCCAATCGTTACGTCGATGTCCATTTCCCGAATGTCGTTCTCGACGTCCACCACCATCTGCAATCGCGGATCGCCGGGCATGATTTGCAACTGCTGCATCGCCTGGGCACGCTGCTGGTCCGGCATTTCGGCCAGCTTGTCTTGCAACGTGACCGGCTGGTTGATGCCGACATACTTCGTGGTCCCCAGGTCGTCAGTGACCCTGACCCATTTGCCCGTCGTCCAGTATTGCCGCGCCGCCTGCCAGGCGATCTCATAGACGTTCTGCATCCATGTCCGCAGCCCGTCGGCGATCGGCTCATGGGCTGCCGCCCCGCCTGCCTGCTGGGCGAGGATGGCACGCCCGGATAGCTCGCGGTCATCGGTGCCGCTCATGGACGCATTCGGCCCGGTTGCCTGCATTTCCGACGTCGCGTGTTGCAACAGGTGCATTTGCCCGGTGGCCATCTCGCCGCCGTGCTGGATCTCAAAGCGCATGCCGGGCATGACCTCGATGGCGCCGTCGGGTTTCGCCACCTCGCGCCGCGCCTTGTCGATGTC